CAACTAGCGTTGCCTTACTAACAGGTTGTGGCTACCAGGGTTGGATGAGATACCCGTGCCAAGAGTTTGAGAATTGGGAAAAGCCTGAGTGCAATCCTCCTGAATGTATTGCTTATGGACAATGTACAAAAGATTTATTACCGGAGGGATATGATGGCACGTCAGAAACTAAGCCCTGAAGAATTACACGCTAGGTTAATAGTAACTATTGGAGTCATCCTAGCAATTGTATTTGCTGGATCAGTCTTTGCTTTACTGTATGCGTTCTTATTTATTACTCAACCTTTAGGTGAGCAAGCACCAAATGATAAAGCTGCTATTGATCTAGTATCAACCCTGTGTGTGTTCCTTACTGGAACCCTTGCAGGGATCGTATCTGCCAATGGACTGAAGAGTAAGAAAAAGGATGAGGATGTCAAATGAAAATACTTGCAAAGAAAGCAACGCCTGCTGCAATAGCAGTGCTTCGTCAAGCGACAGCATTAAAGCCGTTACGCAAGAAGGCATCGGATGGACTATTACCATCGGCAGCCCATTTAAAACAAAGTGCTGACTCAGATCACAACACTGGGTTCGCTGTTGATTTAACCCACGATCCTAAGAATGGTATTGATTGTGTTGAGATCTTTGAGAAGTTAAAAGAAGATAAGCGAGTTAAGTACCTGATTTTCCAAGGACAGATTTGGTCTAAGGAAAGAGCAAAAGAAGGCAATCGTAAATACAGTGGTAGTAATCCCCACAACAAACATTTGCATATCTCTATCAATGATGGTTCTGGAAATGACACTTCACCTTGGTTCTGGTGGATGAATCAACCTAATCCTTTAAAGGCATTAGTTGCATCCGTTACACCAACACCAGCGAAGAAGGCTTATCCAGTAGCACCAACTGCAGTTTGCACCTGTTGCAAGTTGCATAGCAAAACAAAATAAAGGAGTAATAAATGAACCCACAGTTCAAGCAAGTAGTTCTATCTTGGTTCCGAGCATCAGCAGCAGCAGCAGTTGCACTGTATGTAAGCGGTATTACTGATCCTAAGCAATTAGGAGCAGCAGCATTAGCAGGCCTAGCAGGTCCAGTATTGAAATGGTTAGATCCATCAGCTTCAGAATTTGGTAGAGGCTCAGAGTAAACTAGAATACTGCGAGGCTACACAGAGGCTCATCCCGAAAGGGATGGGCCTTCTTTTTTGTTTTCCCAATCTTTATTTGTAAAGGTCTTTATACGATGGCAGTTAGAACAGAGAGTCTGCAGGTTACTAGGCTGGTTGTTACTGCTGTCACCGTCTATGTGATCTACATCTAGTTGACTGCTGTGCTCAGGAACAAAGCCACATCTTTCGCATTTGTCCTTTTTGTATATTTTGTATGGGTATAACCGTCTGTTATTCTTAGTCCTGTATACTGTTATACAGCGCCACTTACCAGTAAGAGATGCTGAACTACTATCTCTTAACTTAATTCTTATAGGGCCACAGAGGGAACATACTGCGGTGCGAAGTGAATCATCTATATTAGATAGGCGGTGCATCTTTATCTATTGGGCAAGGCACAAGCACAAGATTGCCACAATTAACACAGGTTGCATCTAGGAAATACCAGACTATCTCGTAGTCATCAAAGCTAGCCAGTATGTTAAAGACCTGACTACCACAAGGGCAGATGTGTACTGGTCCTAAGGACCTTAGATCTGAGCCGAATTTAGGAGGTAGTTCTTTCTTGTTTTTACGCAGGATTGGTAGACGGAGCCGCATACTGTTACCGTTGCGCTACCTGAGGGTAGCGCCTGTACCGTTTTACCTCGTTCACACTCGGTATTGTAACGACATTCTCTGCCTAGTATAAAGCATTAAGCCTTTCGTGGCGTGTCGTGCTATACTTATCTCAAGACATAGGAGGGGTAATGACAACACTCGTTGGTATACAAACCGATGAAGTAGTAGTACTTGCTGCAGATTCGCAGATAACTGAAGATAACTTACGCACTATCTCAACAGCTACACCAAAGATAGTTGAAGTCGGTAAGTATCTAATAGGAATTACTGGTGATACTAGACCAGGAGATATTCTTTCTTACAACTGGAAGCCACCTGCATTTAAAGGTAGTGATGATCCAGTACAACATATGGGTAGGAAAGTAATTCCATCTATCATCAAAGCATTTACTGATGGTGGTTATGACTGGGCTAATGTTGATAAGAAAGACGGTGGCTTTGACTACCTAATATCTTTTAATGGAAATCTATTTCACATAGCTTGTGATATGTCATTCATTCAGAATGATTCAGATCTATACGCTATAGGTTCTGGTGGTCAGTTTGCTACCGGTTATCTATACGCCTGTAAGCAAAGAGCATCTGGTCCTTGGGGACTAGAACTAGCAGAAGATTTTGCTGAGGAAGCAATCCTTTGTGCAACACGCTTTGATGTAAACACTGGCCTCCCAGTACAAATTGTGACTCAGGATAGGATTTAATTATGAGCGATCCAAAAGAATTATTACTAGAAGTACTGCGAGCTAAGGATGCTAGTAGAGCAAGGTCTAAGCAAGCGCAGATTGGTCCATCGGAGTTAGGTGGATGTCGGCGTAAGGTTTGGTATCGTCTTAACGATCAACCTGAAACCAATGACAACGAGATGAAACTCGCTGCCATTATGGGTACTGCTATCCACGCTGCTATTGAAGATGCTATCGGTGTAGCAGATCCTAAAGGTGAGAAGTACTGGGTTGAAACTGAGGTTGAATACAATGGTATGAAAGCCCATATAGATTTATTCGTACCTGAAACTGGAGATGTGATAGATTGGAAAACCGTTAAGGTTAAGAATCTATCCTACTTCCCATCGCAACAACAGCGCTGGCAAGTACAGGTGTATGGCTATCTGCTTGACAAGTCGGGGAAGGGGAAACCTCGTAATGTTAATCTTGTAGCCATTGCCCGTGATGGTGATGAACGAGATGTTAAGGTTCATTCTGAGCCATATGATCCAGTTATTGCAGAGGAAGCACTGAACTGGTTGGCTGCTATCAAGGAGTCAACGGATGCACCAGAGCCAGAGCGTGATCAAAGTTTCTGTAAGAGTTACTGTAAATACTATGACGAGTCTGGTGAGATGGGATGCGTTGGTCTAAAAAAAGAACGTATCGCAATTGACGAACAGGTCATTGCGGATGCAGATGTTGATAAGAACGCATTACTTTATTTACAATTAGACAACAAGATCAAAGAGCTAGAGAAGGAGAAAGACTCCTTGCGTACTAGCTTTGAAGGTTTACTTGGTACTACATCTAGTGGTATCCAGGTAAGTTGGACAACAGTTTCCGGAAGGAGTACTGTTGATGCAATAGAGGTGCAAAAGTTGCTTGGCTTCATACCAAAGAAGGAAGCACCTGATTCACTTCGCTTAACAATAAAACAAACTGGAGGAAAATAAATGGCTGCATCTGAGTCAACAAAGTTTCAAGTTAACTATAAGTTATCTGATGGAACTCTTGTAAATCTATATGCAAAAGATCAAGCAGATCTTGAAGCATCACTAACTACTATCGCTGACCTAGCGACACTAGTATCATCAACTGGTAAAGCACTTGGTGCTACACCGCAATCTAATGGCGCAGCATCTGTTGCCTATGCCAAGCAAGCACTGGGTGCAACAGCAGTTGCAGTACCAGCAGGAGATACTCCTGATTGTAAGCACGGTACTATGTCATTCCGTTCTGGCGTTGGTCAGAAGGGTCCCTGGAAAGGTTGGATGTGTGCTGCACCTAAGGGTGCTGCAGATAAGTGCGAAACCGTCTGGGTTCGTTAGCTTTATGCGGGTTCCCTACAACTTTGAGAACCCACTATGTAGAGAAACTGCACCAGAGTTATTTTATCCTGACAAGGGTGAAGATAAAACTCACATAGCAATAGTAAAAAGTATTTGCGGTAAGTGTCCTCACTTAGCTGAGTGTGCTGAGTGGGGCATTACCAAAGAAGTTCACGGCATATGGGGAGGACTCGCTCCTACGGAGCGTAGAAGAATCCGTATGAAAAGAAGGATTGTATTACTGGAAGAGGAAGAGGAAGTTGCTTAATTTATCTAGGGCTTGGAGTGGGTCAACCACTAATGCAAAGCCACTACCTGATGTGTGGAAGTCTGTTGCTTCATTGCATATGAAGTTCCGCAGAGGTCAGGTATGTATGGTGGCTGCTGCACCAAACGCTGGTAAGTCTATGTTTGCATTAATCTATGCGATCAAAGCAAATGTTCCTACATTATTTTTCTCAGCCGATACTGATACAGCAACTGTGATGATGAGAGCAGCCTCTCACCTATCAGGTCACGGTCAAACTCTGGTGGAAACTAACCTAAATAATAACCGTCATTATTACAATAGGTTTCTCGGAGAGATGTCCAACATACAGTGGGTCTTTGATTCATCACCATCACTAGATGATATTGAGTTAGAGATCAAGGCTTATGTTGAACTCTTTGGAATTGCACCAGAGTTGATTGTGATTGATAATCTAATGAATGTTGCTGCTGAAAGCGACAATGAATGGGCTGGACTACGAGCCATAATGGTTGAACTGCACGATATGGCAAGACAAACAGAGGCTTGTGTTCTAGTACTGCACCACGTTAGCGAACAGAGTGAGTATGGCAAACCCAATATGCCACCTGCCCGTAGAGCAATTCACGGTAAGGTGAGCCAGCTACCTAGCTTGATCATTACTCTCGGTTATGATCCAGTAGAGAAGATGCTAAGGGTTGCACCTGTTAAGAATAGGTTTGGTCCACACACAGCAGATGGATCAGAGTTCGCCACTTTGTTCGTTAACTATGCTGTATGTCAGATCTCTGATGATGATGCAATGGGTCGTATGTATAGACGGGATGCGATACTAGATGTCGGCTAAGTATAATAAACAAAAGGGCGCAGCCTTTGAGATAGATGCAATGAAATGGTTTCGCAAGATGGGTGTACTGGCTGAACGCTTACGCTTATCAGGCAAGGAGGATGAGGGAGATCTAGTAGTTATGGTTGCCGGTGAAACCTACATCTTTGAGTTAAAGAATACTAAGACTTTAAATCTAAAGGAGTTCTGGGATGAAGCGCAAACAGAGGCTACTAATTATGCTAAGCATCGTGGTGTTGATAGGCCTTTTTCTTATGTACTATTCAAAAGAAGGAACGCAGGAATAGATAAGGCTTGGGTAATACAGGATCTAACACAGTGGTTGGAGGAGAAGGATGCCTTGGAGTAATCCTGAAAACCAACAGTGGGTTATTGATAAAGTCAAACAACTACAGCCTAAAATAATTATAGATGTAGGTGCTGGTGCTGGAACTTATGCAAATTTATTAAATCCTTATGTGCAATCTCGTTTTATTGGTGTAGAAATCTTCAAGGATTATATAGAAACCTATAAGTTAAAAGAGTTATATGATGAGGTATGGCTAGAAGATATTAGAAAGTACAATAGCCTGCAGGCTGATCTCATTATCTTTGGTGATGTGCTTGAGCATATGACTAAGGAGGAAGCTATATCTGTATGGAAGGTAGCCAGTCAAGGATGCAAGTATGGAATTATCTCAGTACCTATTATCCATTACCCACAAGGTGAATGGTTTGGGAACGTCCACGAGACACATATCGTAGATGACTGGGATAATATTAAAGTCTGGGAAACCTTTGAAGGTTTAACGGAGTGTATAGTTGGTAAGGAAACTGGAACATATCTAGCAAAGTTTAAGGAATAAACAAATGATTTGTCTAAGTTGTAGGTCAGCAGGGCAGGAAAATCTCAAAGACAATTACAATAGGTCTGAGGTTCTACATAAAGAATGTAAAGGAGATTGCTCTTGTCAGCACAAGACTGGTCCAGGGTGGACAAGAAGAGAAGGTACAAAGGTTCCACTGATGCAAATACAATCCCCATAGGATTGATCATCGCCCATTATGGCGGTGAGGTAAGAGAAGGTAGAGCAGTATCAGTTAAGTGTTGTTTGCATAACGATAGTCGTAGGTCAGCAGTACTAAATACCTACGAGAATCTTATGTATTGTCATACCTGCGGTAAGGGTGGCAACGCAGTAAACATTGTCAGTATCAAAGAGAATTTGGAGTTTAAAGATGCTCTCGCCCGTGCAATTGAAATCATCGCTGGAAGCGGCCACTCAATACAACAAGGATCTAAGCGAGGAAGCAATAAAGTTTCTCGCAGATCGTGGAATCTCTAAGGAGATAGCTGATGCACATATGCTTGGAACTGTAGGAGATTTCCTACCGGAGCATAGTCATCATAAGGGTTGGTTATCTATACCTTATCTAACAGTGATGGGTATATGCGTAGGCTTTAAGTTCAGAAGATTAGATGATGGCAAGCCTAAGTATGGAGCACCTACTGGGCAGAAGGGTCATCTCTATAATGTATCTGATCTAATACTTTCATCTGAGTATGTGGCTATCTGTGAAGGTGAGTTAGATACCATCATCTCTTCATCAGTACTGGGATTACCAGCAGTTGGTGTACCTGGAGTAGCAGCTTGGAAGCCACACTTTACTAAGATGTTTTCAGGTTATGGACAGGTATTTATTATTGGTGATAATGATATTAAAGAGGATGGTTCTAATCCAGGAGCAGAGTTTTCTAGAAGAGTAGCATCAGAGGTAATGAACTCAACTATCGTGTCGTTGCCACCTGGTTTAGATCTTAATGACCTATACTTAGCCAAGGGAATTGAAGAAACTAGACGAGTAATTGGAGTGCCAAATGTATGAAGAACTCAGAGCTGACGGAACTCGCCGTCTGGTTAACGGAATTGGGACTGGAAGTGGTTTTGATAGACTACGAAACTGGGACTCTCCAAGTAAAGCCAAAGCCGATAAGGTTGTAGACAATAAGTTTGCTGCTGATATGTGGGAAGTACTAGATGCAGCAGGTAATTTACTTCTATCTAAGCACCACGATTACGGTCCAAAGAATATATCTGGCTCACCTGGTGGTCCAATCAATGGGTTAAGAGTGCGTATGTGGGACAAGATCGCCCGTATAAATAACTTAGTTGATAGTAATAAGAATCCAAACAATGAATCGTTAAGAGATTCCTTCTTAGATCTACTGAACTACAGTGCTATCGCACTGATGGTACTAGATAATAACTGGCCTGAAACGCCAACTCTGGATTGTGAATGACAACAGAACCAATACGACAAGTATGGCAGGATGGTAAGCGTGAGCAATTAGTTGCTGACTACCTTGCTACTGCTAATAGTTGGGAGTTCTATAAGACTCCTCGCTATTACTTTGTAGATTACTTGGTTAATAAACTTAAACCCAATGGCTATGCTAACTATATCGGTGGCGTTGAGGTTAAGTGGATGAGATCTCATTCCAGTAGTGAGGTTAAGTTTCCATACCAAAAGCTACAGCGTATGTGGTTGACTGAACCTTTAGATGATAACCCTGATGCTTACAATAGAATTGTTATTAGATATACAGATGCACTGTTAGTTATTCCTGCCCGTCTACTGCGTAGCATACCTCCGACCTACGGATTAACACGGGCAGATACCCAAGAACACGACTTCAATGTTCACTTCATAGCGACTGAATATTTCGCTGACTATTTAGAACCGATTGTGATAAGCGAATGACACCTGAATTACATCCAACCTTTAAAGACTTAGTGCCTAGTGTGGCTAATGTTATTGTCCGTAAGTTTAAAGGATGGGTTGATAGAGAAGATGTTAAACAAGAGTGCTACCTATGGGCTATAGGTCGTGGTCAACAGTTTACTGATCTATTAAACGAAGAGAATCCCAACAAGCGTGAACAGAATGAGAAGCGTATTGCCTATCAGATGAGGCGTGTAGCTGAGAGGTATGCTCGTAGAGAGAAAGCATCTAAGGCTGGCTATCACATAAGCGATGAAGCCTTCTACGATACTGCAACTATCGCACAACTAATACCATTTGTTATTGCATCCGTTATTGATGGCACTGTATTAGAGCAAGCACAAGAGATGATTAACGATGGCACACCTCGTAAACAGTCTACCCCTGCTGAGGGTGGCAATCTCTTAGCAATACTAATAGATATTAAGAAGTGTTATCTTAAGTTAGAGCAAGAAGATAAGACTATATTGCAGATGAGATACCACGATAACTTTACCCTTCAACAGATAGGCCAGTACTTAGAGTGTGCTACATCTACTGCTGATCGCAGATGCACATCTGCTCTGCGTAGATTACAGGATAAGCTCGGCGGTAATACACCTTGGAGTTAAAAGAGCCAGAGTTATTTGACTATCTCAAAGAGTTTTACTATTCAGATCTAGAGAAGTCTGAAGAGTTTGATAACTGGGATTGTATATCCTTAGAACATAAGATGTTTATAGAATTGAAGTCCCGTAAGACACACTACCCTGACCTACTTATT